GCGCCAGCGTGTTCGGCATGATGTTGGCGAAGGAGTCGATCTCCTGCCGCGAGTCCTGCATCAGCGCCAGGTCGGACTGCAGGTTCGCGTTGTTGTCGATGTCCTCGGGTTTCGAGTAGCCCTTGTTGTACTCGATCACGCCATCCGGGCGGGCGCGTTCGCGGCGGGTCGTTTCGACGTCATCGACTGCGCCCTTCTCGAGATACATCGCCGTGACGTTGGTGCGATGAAGCGCCTTCGAGTGGCGCTGGTTGAGTTCGTCCTGCGGCCCCTTCAGCTCCCGCGGATGCCCGTAGCGATCGGCGTCGTGGTCAACTGCGTTCGAGAACATCACGAAGCGACACATCGGATTGTTGCGCTCGTCGTAGAACGGCGAGACGCCCTGCTCGAGCATGATCATGGAGCAGTAGAAGGCCCAGTACCACTGCCCCCGATGACGATACCAATGCTCGATGAGCCGCAGGCGCTTCTCGTTGACGTAGATCCATTTGTATTCGTGGTCGGCGTGCGTCGTGAGGTCGAATCCCGTCTCGACCATGAGCGTGCGCAGCTCGGTCTCGTGGTCGGGGAACAGCTCGATCGCGGCCTCGACGTCGAGCCACTTCGCGATCCCCATGTAGCGGCAGTCGGAGAAGTCGGCCTTGCGCGAGCGCGGGTCGTAGAAAAAGTCCTCCCCGAACACGGGCTCGAACGCGACGTCCGGGTCCTTGTGGTCGCCCTTGACCAGCTTCAACTCGATGCCGGCGATCCCCTCGATCGAGGCTTGCCGCGCACAGAACGGCGCGACGTACTTCCAGCGATTGGCCAGCGTTACCGAGCGCACGCATTGCGTCGCGATCTCCGCGCCTGGCGCACTGCTCGGATGGGTCGGGTAGCCCTTCGGGTCCTGCCGGAGCCGCTGGATCAGCCCGGAGATTCCGTTGATCTTGCGACGGATGCGATTGAAGATGACGATCGGTTGACGGCGTCGGCGCAAGACATCGATCTGCTCGGGGGTGAGCTGGGCACCGTGGTAGTAGTGCCGGCTCATCCGCTGTTCTTCATACTCCGGCTGCTTCGCGGCAAGATAGTCGATGTATTGCTGCCGCAGCCGCGAGACGGGGAAATATCCGTCCTCGTCGCCCGAGAAGTCGAAGTCATCCGGCGCGTTGGTCGACCACGAGCGGCCGAGCGTCCCGGTCTGCGACTGGAAGTTCTCAGGCATTCCTACTCGCCGAGCTTGCGGTTGGCCTTGGCCACGATCTTGTCATACGACGAGTGGCTGATGACACCGCGTTTGAGCATCTGTGCAGCGCGGCCCTTCGCGTTCGCGGCGTGACCCTTGTCCGGCATCGGATACTTGCGCTCGCCCGGCAGGCCGAAGCTCGAGTCCTTGAGCTTGTTGCGCCTGGCCGCCTTCAGTACGCCCATGTCTCGAGACTCCGCGATGGCTTGAGATCATCGGGTAATTCGGTCGTGTACTGCGCGCCGCGATCCTCGCCGGCCCACGCTTTGAGCGCCTCGAGGATATCGGGGACCTCGTGCTCGGTCGGCCGGTTGCGCAGCATCACCGTCGCGCGCTTCGATCGCGCCTGGTAGATGATGCCATACTGCAGCGGGCCATCGTCCACTTCGCGGATGAAGAAGTTGACGCGGCCGTAAGGCGCCTTCTCGTTGATCAGGCTGGCGAGGGCCTCGAGGCCAGCATCGGGTGGCAGCGTCCGCTCAGAGGAGGATAAGGGAGTCGCCTTCATTGATGACCTCCGCGCCAGGCCGGTAGGAGTCCTTCGGGCGCTCGGGGATCGGGATCACCTTCACGTACGGCCGCGACATGCAGGCGTAGCGCCATTCGTCTGCAGCGTGATCCTCCGCTTCCGTGTCGAGGTCCTCGGCCCGGACCGGATCATGCTGCAGGACCGGCACCGTGCGGATCGAATCCGTGCACGTCGAGAAGCAGTAGATCATGGGGCGGCCGGTCGACCACAGGACCTCGCCCGTTTGCTCATCCCGCCTGGCTTTGCCGACGAGGCGCCCGCGGAACTGATCCCACCCACCCATTGGCCCGGACTTCTGCGCGTCACCCACGACGCGCGTGATGCGGCGATTGTCGGCCTCGTGGAACGCAACCAGTTTCGCCTTTTGGAGAACCGCGTTGGCGCGCTCGGCGATCGAGGGACCGCCGGCCTCGCTGAAGGTGGAAGGATCAAGTACCGCATAGGCGAGCCGCGGGTCACCCTTCTCGCGCTCGATGATACCCTTGGCGAATTCCTCGGCGAAGAGATTCAGGCCGACGTTGGGAGCCGACGCGCCGTACCATTCTCGATAGCGGACAAGAGCGCCGCGCGGTAGGACGGCAACGCCTCCGCATCCTCCGGCGCCACGATCGCGAATGCTATCCCCGCCTCGCGGTGCCGCGGATTCCATTCCGGAATCCGATAAGCGATCATCCCCGCCGATAGCGATCCGCCGTAGGTCAAAGTCATCTCCGACAACCGCCCACCATCCGACGCTGAACGGAGCAGCGCTCCCCCAGTCACCGCTGCGAAAGCGGAGCCAAGTATCCGGAATAGCGAACGGCGGGACAACATGTTGCTTCTCGCTCCATTCTGGGAAGAAGGCGCCCTCGACCGCGGTCCAGTCGCCATCGAGCCACGCCTTGACGAGCTGGGGACTGCCGACGAGTTGCAGCCGGTTGACATAGCCGGGGTCGGCGCGAAGCAGAATCTTGTTATCCCTGATCCTCGAGGGGATCACCGCAACGCGGTGCTCGGAGCCATCCGGCAATTTGCGCCGCAGCACCTTCGGGCCGAGCGGAAACGGGTGCATCCCGTAGCGCTCGCGAATCCAGTGCTGGCCGGCGCCGCCCGGATTCCCCGTCAGGATGAGCTGGATCGGCACCCCGTGCGCCGAGCGCAGGACGCCGAACAACTGAAAGATCGGAGCGGGGAGCGGATACTGGCCGGCCTCCTCCACCCAGGCATCGGTGACGTTGCGGCCTTGGTACTCTTTCGCGTCCTGGACGGTCTCAAGGTAGGCGAACGAGACACGGCCACCATGCGGCATGCGCCAGCGGGGCGGGCGCTCGTTGAACTTGCCGCCGAGCGGCCCGTAAATCTCCTTGCTGCGCTCGATCGCATCCTCGGCCGACACCGTCGTGCGGCGGAACATGATCGCGTTGAAGGCCGTCCCGTAGCGGCGCTCTTTCAACGCCCATTTGCCGAGGACCCCGTCAGTCTTGCCGCCCCCGCGTGCGCCGCCGAAGAACACTTCCTGCATCGGACAGACGCATAGATCAGCCTGCGGGCCCTCCTGCGGATACCAGCCGCTCACGCCGCCCGCTTGTCGAGCTTCGCCATCTGCTTGGACGAGATCATTCCCCGCTTGGCAAGACGGCCGGCGATGGCATTCATCTCCTTGGCCTTCGTGCTCGCCATGGTGCGGACCTCGCGCATGAGCGATTTGTTGTCCTGGATTTCCTGGGCGCGGGTCAGCGTGCGCAGGGCGTCCTCGACCTCCCACTTGCGCCGCTCGCCGGCCGAAGCTTCCATCGGCTCACCGAGGAATGGCTTGGTTTTCTTCCGCTTGGCCATGGATTGATCCTATGCGGTTGCTGCGTTGACGTCGTCCGCGCGGCCCCAGCGCTCGGGCATGCGCTTGTGGGCCCGGTCGGAGATCAGCCCGCGCTTGCGCAGACGGTTGACGCGCTTGATGGCCGTGGCAATGGCCACGCCCTCGTCGGCCCCGCTCTCGGCAATCGCGTTAGCCTGGCGAGAGGCTTTCTTCGCCTCGCTCTTGCTCAGCGACTTGTCGTGGCGTGCGGCGAACTGTTCAGGTGACCAGGGCATCTGCCTCATCCCGATAGGTCACATATCCGGGCCCGGGGTCGTAATCGACCAGGCCGCCGCGCGGGACAATGAACAGCGGCGCATTGGCTGCGCCATACACGCGAATGACGCAATCGGCGAGGTCGATCCAGGCGAGATCATCCGCCTTGAACGGGGGCTTGATGCCGCATTCGATGCAGCGATCATGCATCGCCTTGCCGGCGGCGCGGATGCGCGGATCGCAGTTCTGCGCGAAATCATAGCGCTCTTGCGTCGTCGGCCTGATCACTGCGTATCCCTTCCGCCGCCGCCGTACTGGCCGCCCTGCGCCGGAATGCGCCCCGTCTGCCGGGAGAGCTTCCGCTTGGCGTTGCCGGCCTTCATCCTCGAGCCGCCCGGGAAGTCAGGCTTCTGCGAGGGGGCCGCATCCAGTTCACCGCGCTTCACCGGCTGCTTCTGCGCGCCATGGACGGAGCCGCCCTTCGACGGCTTGCCGCTGGCTCGTGCCGGCGATCCCATCTCCTGGTTAACGTCGATGTGCTTCCGGGCACCGATCGCGTGGCCGCGGTCCTTCGTACCGCCCTGGTCGCGCGTGCCGCCCTTGTCATCAAAGTCGGCCATCCTGGCCGGCTCTTTCTTCTTGCCCTGGCGGCTGAGCTTTCCCCACTGCTCGCCGGAGATGAGCCCCTGACGGAATAGCGACTGCGCTGCTGCACTGGCCATGATCTCAATCTCCCTTGTGTCCCTTGGCCTTCATCCACCAATCGCACTGGCGATCGAAGCGCACGAGGCCGCTCACCAGCTCGCACGGCGCCAGACTCCCACCACCGAAATGATGGCACCGCTTGCACTGCTCGGCACCGAAGCCGTAGCCCGCCTCGCGCTTGGAAGCCTTCATCGCATCCTTGCACCCCTTGGCGCGCAGGACGCGGAGAATTTCCTTGTCTCGTTTCGTCGGCTCATCGAGCAGCGGACCGGCCCACAGATCGGCCGCGACGATCTGTGGCATTCGGCGATAGGCGCGATCCAGCCCAGGCTGAAGCGCCGCTTCATATCCCCGATCGTTGCCGCGAACCGCGATCACCTCGTTGTGCTCCGCACGTTCGCCGAACGGATGAGCGCCCTCGTAGAGGTCAACCGGATTATCGCCGTCGTCAACCGCCTTCTCGATGACCTCGTGCTCGATATGCGCGACGATGAGTTGCTTGGCCGACATGCCCGAGACGCGGACCTTCCCGGACTTGATCTCCTCGACATAGCGCCGATCGCCATAGACCGTCCGGCCATCGGTAGAGATTCCGAACCCGAGCGGGATGTCACAGGTGAAGTCTGTCTTGACCGGCCGCTTGGCAAGCTTCCCGGTGTCGCCGGTTGCCAGCATCTTGTCCAGCTCGGCCGCCGTGCGAATGCCGGTGTACTTGCGGTCACCGACGCTCACGAGAGCGAGACCCCCGTCAGTTCCAAGACGTCGTCGTGGTGAGCCGAATCAAGCTCCTCGAGCGTGTTCCGCAGGGACTCGATATGGAACTTGAACACACTCTCGAGGTCGTGCGGAAACATCGACTTGAAGTAGATGCCGAGCGCCAGCGTGAGGGCGGCCTGGTACTCGGCGCCCTCGTAGCCCTCGCACAGATTGATGATGTCGGAGGCCAGGAGCTTGATGCGACGCTGGTTGACGGTCTTGATTTCCATCTGGTGGCCTCAATCCGATACGACCAGCGGCGGGGCATGCCGCTTTTCCCACTCGTCCTCGCTCATCGGCCGCTCGGCGATGATGTACAGGCGGGCCGGCGCCTCGCCGGTCGGGTCAGTCAGGGCAAGCTTGTCCTTCAGGAGCCCGCGGTGCCGCATGAGCTTGTCAAGCGCATCGCGCGGATCAAAGACCTCGATTGCTGGGCCGTGCTTGGTCCACCGCAGCGACTTGAGCGTGCGCAACTGGCTGTCGGTCGCATGCTGGAAGTTGAGCTGCGGCAAACCGTTTTTAAGATCGAGACCGCCCTCTTCGTTGCGCGCGAAGAAGTGGCCGAGCGAGGCGCGCTCGAACAGTTTGCAGTCCTCGAGGAGCCAGGCGTCGTAGATCTCGGCGAGGTCGACGGCGCGGCGCGCGATTTCCTCGATCCGCTCCTGCATGATCGGGAGCTGCCGCAGCCGCGCGATGTTTCCCTTGAGACCGGGCCCATCCTTGTAGCCGGCCTCGAGCCCTGCCTCGCGGCCCTGCTTGCCATTGACGTAAGCATGAGCAACCAGCTCGTGCTTCGGGTTCCGCAATCGCGTATTCGGAATCCGGCCGCAGGGCGTCAGGGTCTCACGCGGAGACGGTTGAGGGGTAAGGATTTCGGGACTCATTGGGAATCATTTCGGCCACAGGATTGACTTAATCTGGGAACTCGCAAGGTCACCCACAATAGCAAAGGGCCGCAGGTTTTTAACCGCGGCCCTTCGGGCACATTCCAAGCGTGCGGAGTCTCCGACTCCAGCAGCCACCGGGGAGCTTAGACGCCGAATCGGGCGAATGCTACGACCCGAGGCACAAGGCACGCCTAAAGCGACATATTCGTTCCTCCGAGTCAAGGTCCTCGATCCCATCCCACAGGGCCGAATATGGCCGCAGACCGAGGATTTCCACAGATTCGTGCTT